AACCCTTGGTTTTTATAATAAGATTCTATTTTTTGAATTCTTTCTTGATCTATAGTTCTATATTTTTGTTGAGCATCCCACTGAACAGTAATAAATTTTTCTCTTGAAGAATTTTTAATTGGTATATTTACTCTTGTAGATACACTTAAATATTTAGCTATGTTTGAGTCTTGGCTATGCCTATAAACAATTGATTCATCTATCTTACCTGAACCATTAATAGACACATCTCCAAACATTAAGCTATTAAAATACTCAGCATCATGCCCATCTATTTGTAAATTAACTCTAGTGTTTTTAACAACACTTAAGTAATGACAAAATAGAATAGTGTTTATTCTATCGCCAAGTGGTCTAGGATATATTGGTGTTTTAACTTCAATCATAGAAAGTCTGGATTTATTTTTGATCCATTTGCTTGAGCTCTTACAAGATGATGCGATTTAAAGAATCCAGCATCATTGTAAATATGAATTTTATCGTATGGTTTATAAAACTGCGCAAGGTGCATCATACCAGAATCTATTCCAATATGATAACCAGCTTTGCTGATAGCATATCCAGCATGTGCGAGAGAAGTTCTTAAAAATTCATTCTCAGAAGATCCACCCACAGTAATAAGTTCATACCCATTTTCTATATATTTTTCTTTTATTGTATGAAGTTTTATCGGTGAAACTTGTCTAGACGCATCAGTACTATCCCATTGCATAGTCACAAATTTCTCCGGTAGGTCTAAGTCACTAGAGCAATCAATTGGATCCATACATGGAAGAACTTTTAGATACTGCGATATTTCAAGAGGAACTGGTTTTTCTCTTGGATGCATATGAAGAGTATCTTTGTAATAATATATTTCTGCATCAATCCCTTGGCCAAATAACCATGCTTCCCAAACGTGTTCATCTAAACCAGAAACATCATGGACTTGATATGTCACAAGACCATGAGTTAATTCTGAAAGCTGCTTCCAAGAAGTTTTCTTATGTTCTTTGCCATACTTATCTTTTGTTAAATGCAAACACACTTGAGTATTATGCGATTTTGCATATTGGTATCCTATAAGAATGCTATGAGCCCTGTCGCCTAATCCAGGGGTGGTGTACGGCATGTCTCGTCGCATGCTTGTGGATCTTAGTGCTATATGTTTCATTTTCTTTTAATTACAGCGTGGCCACACTTACCAACTTCATATTTAACAATAACTTCCCATTCTGGGTTATTACTAACGTATTTTTCAATTACTTTCATTAGTTCATAATCTTTTTGTTTAATATCATGGAACATAATATATTTGGAAACAAATGGAGCATGAATCTTTAATTCTTTTTCTAAATGCTTAGGGCTATGTAAGCTATCAATATGAAGAAATTCAACGTTTGCTGGTGCAATCTTTGTCGAATCACCTTTTACTATTTTTAAATTAATGTCTTCTTTCTTAGCGTATTCTTCCATAATTGGTTTAAGTCCACCAATATTATAGGGCTTTAATTCGACATCAACTCCTATTACTGTTTTAGGGCCAGCTCTAAGAATCGCAGCTAAAGATGATCCTTGATTGATACCAAATTCCATTGCAGTCTCGCATTGAGCAGCATATTCAAATAGATCATCATATCTAGCTTTTAATGATTCATTACACAAGCCTTCAATAATAGTGATTACATCATCTATATCTTTAGCTTTTGAATAGTCCCATGGTTGCATTTTTTATTCCTTTATGTAAACCCAATCTCTATCGACATAACCAACGCTAATATATCCAAGCTGATCAAGTAAAAATTTTGTCTCATTAACTGTAAATTCTGGATGTTCGTATTTTTCGATAAACTCAATCATTATGACTGGAGAATTTTTCTCAAGAGTTTTTCTAGCTCCATCAATCACAAAGTATTCATAGCTTTCAACATCAATCTTTATGAAATCAACGTTCTCTAATTCAAAATGATCTAGAGGATATATGTTAATTTTCTTTTCTTCAGCAGAAGAAATCCAAGTTCTCCTTGGATGTTTTACTATTGTGGATCCACCAGTATTTCTTGGTAAAATATACATTTTTTCTTCTTTTATAGAATTACCAATTCCTACTGGTTCTATCTTAACGTTATTTAAATCTGAAGTATTTTCTCTTAAATATTCTGTCCATAATGGTTCAAATGAATGTACTTGTTCAAAATCATTTGAAAATATTCTAGTCATCGTGCCAATATGGCCACCAATGTCTAGAGCGGTTCTATTATTTTTTAGATGCTTTTTAGCAAGACTATAAGCTCCAAGATTTTGAAGAGCTTCTGGAGCGTGTTTGCAACCATCGGGTATTTTAAATTTGTATTCCATATGAAGTACTCAAATTAACAGAATTAAATTTTATTGGTGAAGGCAGTAAATATTGCATATTCACATTGTAGCTGTTGATGAGAAAATCCGATTGATCTAAGTTTTTTTCAGCTGCAGCTAATAATCTTTTAGCTCCTTTTGGAGTTAATGCATACGCACCTGTACCAGGAGCCATAAAACTACCATTCCAATTATTATCTCTATAGTATGTCAGCCTGTAGTCTTGTTGCATTTCATATACGCCTTTAGTCCCTGGCCATACATAATCCTTATATTGTCTAAGAGCTAATTTATTAGGAGGTTTAAATACATATTCAGCATTCAATATAAGATATTCATCAAAGTCTACATCAACCCAAGATCTAGTGCACAGTGCATCATGTTCTAGAAAAACCATTGGTTCATCAGCTGCTATTACTCTTCTAAAAAATTTTACATGATTGATTACACAACTTAACTTAGTCAAATATCTAAGAGTGTCTTCTTTCTTAAAATCTAATAGACGACTGTTTTCTTTAATTGGAATATTATATTCAAATTGGCTCTTTACTGTTTCTGGTGTTACTCCAGGCGTTTTTTCCACTTCCCAATTTTTAAATGCGTCAAAACTTCTGATGGCTTGGTCTGACTGAGTAATTGAATCAAAGTAATGACTAATATATGTTATTTGAGCTTTCATCCAATTGCTTTCATTAGTTCTTCTACGTTCTCACCACGATTAGGCAGCTTGTCTTTTAAAAAGAAATGAACAAAATTGCAATGCTTAATCTTTGTATTTGCAGTAAACAAACCATTCCATTTCCAATGGAGATTATTCACTTTCATCTTTTCTTCTTTAACCCAAACATTTAATAGTGTTTGGTCAGTAGACCATTTCCATGCGCCCATACCATCAATAAATGGTTTAAATTCTGGACGTGATAGAAATTGTTTAGGCGTTTCACCTCTCAGGTATTTAGCAATTGATTTGTTTAAAACCATAATACCCATGTTATAGAAGTCAGCACCAGCTTTATGCTTCCAATTAAATAGATTTTTTATTTGTGGAGATTGCATATATTGCATACGAGTATAGTTAGCTAATTTTTGAGTATATTCATTCGTAATAGGCATATCACGTTCTAAGACGCCAGCGAAGTGGCAATCAGTGCCAGCATCAGTGAATATAGAATCATTACACTCAGGCCTAACAAAAACATCAGCATCAATAATGGCCACCTGATCATAGGATTTAAGGTACGTAAAGGCATTTTCCTTTTCATAAATTGGAAGAAACCCACCATATTTCTCATATGATTCTTTACTCCTATTTGTTGTAAATGGATCTGGACGTATCATCAAAATAGGAGTACGCTGACATTCATAGTCAGCCCCTATTCTGTTAGCATAATCTTTTACTGATTGAGTACAATGGTCATACAGTTTAGAGCGTTTTCCCGTATAGACTTGATAGATTAGGGTTTTCATTTTCATAACTTTCTATAATCATTTCAGCAATTTTTAAAGCTCTATTTGCATCTTTCCTAAGTCGGTTCTTTTTATAACCTGTTTCCATGAAATATACAAGACTATGTATATCACTATCAAGTGTAGGCAAATTATAAGATTTTCTATATTGAATAATATTTTCAAATTCTGTTCTCAAATTCAAGCATTCAAATATTGTCATTATGTTTCCCATGGTGAAGATACCAAAAAATTTCCGGCGATAACTACGCGTTCTGCATCTGTTTTTTGTGGAGGTACGCCGTGGTCTGCCGCGCCATTAAACAATACCAACAGATTCTGCTTAGGTTGTATTTCTAAAATAGGCTGGGGGCTTTCCATATTTTCAAAAAAATGTAATGGCGCACTACCATCTTCAGCTTTTATATAATAAGTGAAAGCCACTTGTGCTTCTTGATGATTATGAGGTATAGCAAACTCTTCTTTTTTATAACTTGCTCCCCAACAATCACATAACTTAAGATGCGGATAACGTTTAAAATCTGTCATAATAGATTCAGCAATTGTTTCTATCTCTTCCAGTAATGGAGCATAATGAGGTTCATTTATTATAAAATGCCAATCTGTCATATTACATTTTATGTTTGTAACATGATCTTGCTTATCCCCTTCTTGTTTTATAAGAGTTTCGCATCGTCTCAAATAACTTTGATCAAAATTTAATTGATATTCTCTCACCCAAGACTTAATGTAAATATCGTGGTGTTTATGATAAGTATTCATATATTTCTTTCCAGTTTTTCATCAATGGAAGACCTTTATAATCCATGTTATGTCCATGTTCAATTAAAAGAGACTCTAATCCTAAACTAGCTCCAAGCTCGGCATTCTCTATTTTATCTTCTATCCAAATAAGACCACTATCCCGGTAGGGTTCTAGGACTTCATCTTTATCTGCGCCAGTATCACAAAATACAAATTTTTCAAAAGCAGTTTCGCCGAACAGCTTTTTTGTATTTTGAATTCGTAGAGCTTGAGCATTTGGATCAAGACTAAGAGCAGTAATCATATGAAATACATAACCATGTTTACGATGTAATAGATCAACATAGTACATAGCATCTCGAAGAGGAGGTAAGAATCCCATGGTAGCAGATTCATTAAAGTGGCGACATAAATTCTTTTTTAATTCATCGCTAAGTCCATAGCGATCGCCCATATCATATTTATTTTCTCCACCAGGAACTAATTCGTATCCTTTCCGTTGCATCCAAATATTGAATGCATACTCCCAATTAAGTAATACGCCATCGCAGTCTGTCAAGATCACTTTGTTTAGGTTGTTCATCTAATATCCTTTCTCCATCATTATATTTGTATTCTACCATATTTTTAGTCCGTTGTACATAGTTATTTTTCACTTTTCTAATATTTTGATGTGTGTTCCAATACAACCATGACATCATACAATGTTCTGGATCGAAAAAGAATATGAAATCGATTAGCCAAACACCATTGACTTTTTTTTCTTTTTTTCTTTGATATTGTCTAGCTGATAGAGTTTGATTTGAACTCCCTCCTAAAATTACATTTAGGAGAACACTGAATGCTATAGCGATGCGTTCAATATACTTAAATAATTTCTTGCTCTTGTGTGACATACGTTTCATTATATAATTTAGCATTAAATTTAATTTTTTTTACTGAAGTTTGTTTTCGAATCCGCCGCAAATCCCGCTCTAGTGATTGAGATTTGTGTTTTCCACGTTTTTTATTTCTGGAATCAAAGCGACTAAATTTAGCCATTAAATTTTTTCCTGTCCAAAGTTTCGAGTATTTTCAATTTCACTGGTAAACTCATTATATCCACCAATGTGTTTTCCATGCCAAAATATTTGTGGCACAGTTTTTACGCCAGGAACTTGTTCCTGTAATTCATCAAAGATTCCTGGATCTCTGATTTGTTTATATGTAAAAGCCATATCATATTGCTTACATAAATCTTTAGCTCTTTCGCACCATATACAATTGAGATCTCCGTAAATAGTAATCATTAGTTTATCTCCAACATTTCCTTTGTCATAATGTAATCTCTTACCATACCAGAGCGAACAATATCATCCCATCCAAATGTAATTATAGAAAAGTTTTTCATCTGTTCCATAATTCTCATAAATTTAAAGATACCTTCTTTTTCATCATCAAATCTAAAATCTGTCTGACGATAATCGCCACAGAATATAATTTTTGAATTCCGGCCAACTCTTGTGATAACAGAATCTAATTCATGGAAATTTAAATTCTGCATTTCGTCTACAATAATAATTGAGTCGTCGAATGTGGCTCCTCTAATAAATGATGTCGATTCAAATTGAATCTGACCAGAATTTGTCATTTTTCCCCATGAAGCTTTATCATTAAATAATTCTGTGCATATATTCTTATAAGGAAGCATGTACATTTGCTTCTTTTCTTCAGCATTTCCTGGTAGAAATCCCATGTCTCTTGTTGGTACCGCAGATCGAATGATAATTATTCTTCGATAATAATTGTCTGCTTCTAGCATTTCTTCAAGTGCCATGTACATTGCAATGAATGTTTTACCTGTACCAGCTGATCCGGCTAAAACTAAATTATCTCCTTCATCCCAAGCTTCAAAAGCTGTTTGTTGATTCAGAGTAATAGGCTCATACTCCATTAAGTCGTCGAGCTTTACAGTTAAAGAATTATTTTTTGCCATTATGAATTTATCGTATTATTTCTTGATGAACCTTTTTTTACTCTACTTAACACATCTTTAAATCCATCTGGTACTTTAGAATGTAAATTACCAACCCCGCCAACAATCTTAGGAGCGGATAATACTTGTTGGACATTTGGTAATTCGTTTAAGATAATTTGTAGTTCTTCATAAGAACAAAAAATATCCCATTGATCTAATGTTTTCAAATCTTTTAATGTATATGTTGGCATAATTTTTTCCTAGGTTACCAGTCGGGATGGGAGATCCCGACTGGATTGACCTCCTATTGCATTAAGTATTGTTTCTCAGTTATATGATTAATTAAAAACTCTTTTTTCTTTCTTAGTTTACTTATTAAACTTTCATCTACCCTCTTTCTCTTTTTGAGTTTTTGAATATATGTTTCTAGTTCAGCAACGTCTTGATTGAGTCTCTCAAACTGAGCAGTCATGCAATCTCCTATTTTTATTTTACTATGAGTTTAGGAAATGCCTCTTGTACTAATTTTTTTGTGATGCCTCCTCCCATAGGTTCTTTGTCTTTCATCTTAATTAGTAAATCGGCGTCGGTTGGATGAATCGCTTCTAACATATCAATGAACATCCGCTCACGGCGAATGCTAGGGAGCTTGTCACCCTCAAGCCCTTTTACGAAATGCTTAAATTTTGTATGCTGTTTATGTAAAGAAGATGGAACTGAATCTTCTTTCGCTGGTTCATATGGTGGCGCCCCTGGAGGTAGATTCCATTGAACAATATCATCAAAAGAACCACGTAAAAAATCTTTTAAAGCCCAACATTCATTCTCTTGTAAAACTGTAATTTTTTCTTTTCGAGTTTTAGCCTTTTGAGCTTTATCAATAATCTCGAACACATGTAGTGAAACTTTATTAACCATCAAATAAAATCCTTAATATCATCTATTAAACGTCGACAACGTTTTTCAACTAGATAAGGAAATACCTTACCTCTATATTCATATTTATCTTGGCTATTAAAACAGCTCAAGATCTCGTCTTTTAATTCTTGTGGAGTTGAACTAAGATCAATGAGTTTACGATTTCGCTGAATGTTCCGTAGAACATCAGGTCCTTGAGAAGAAGGATCTTCCATTAACGCTTCCATAACTGGCTTACGTAATGGAGTCTGTCTTTCACCGTCTACAAACACATTATCTCCCGACAATACATTGGGTACGCCATCAGATGTATCACCCTTTAAAATCAATTCTAGTAATTGCTTTCTTGGATGTTCTACTTTTATATATTTCTTTTGCATAGGAGAAAACTGTGACACATTGTCAAATTTTTGTAATTGTGCAAAATCTTTATCAGCAGAAATAATCATAACATCTTCATGTTGACCAAACTCTTGAGTATTGTATGCAAGGACGCCAATAATGTCATCAGCCTCACAGCCATCAACCTTAATTGTTTTATATGGGAAATTTTCTGTAAGCTCATCCCACACCATATTGGTAATACGAAAGACTTCGTTCCAATCCATTTTGGATTCTTTACGGTTTTTCTTACGAGATGCTTTGTATTGTGGAAATGCTTGATACCGCCAATTGTTACCAGCATCACTTGCAATTACTACCTCACCAAATTTATCTTTAAATTTAGATCGGTACATACGAATAGAATTTAGAATCATATGACGAATTAAGTTTTCATCAATGTCAAGCTTTTGAGTTACAATATTGCTGATTGCAATGCCATTGTAGTCAATAATAATCATGATAAATCTCCTTTAATCATGATCTTATTCTATCATATTTTCATCTGATTGTAAACCTAAAATATGCTTTCGATGAATTTTTCCTCCAATAAAAGAATTGTAGTATTCATCTGGTTTTAGTAGAACATCAAACATGAATTGATATTTCATCTCATAATATGAGCATTCGCCCTTTGTCTTGCAAAGTTTGAGTATTTCTCTATTGAAATTATCTGGCCCAGATTGTTCAACTAAATCTTGTAACTCAGCATTGGATCCATAATATTTTTTCCAATCACTTTCTACTATAGATCTTCTTTTTCTCTTTTTACCTTTAAGAGGAGGAAGTGTTTTTGGTTTCCAAAAGAATTTTTTGCCAATATATTTTTTACTATTGCGCAAATCATGAATCATATAGACAAACCCATGATATTCTTCCGGAGCCTGATCGAAAGGCTGTCCGTTATAATACCACATTTATATTATATTTTCTCTAGTTTATACCCACGACTCTGGACCATCATCATCCACCGCTGCTTTAGCCATCAAGTAAAACTCCTCTGAAGCCTCATCAAAATCATCACTTTTACCCCAATCAGCAAGATGTCCACAGCTCGGACAATATTCCGCATTATACTCTTTTTTATTAAAAATCACGAGTGTTACAACGTTACACGCATCACATTGCGCATACCAAGAATTTGGGTTCTCGCCTAATTCACTAATCATACATTAACTCCTAAAATGTAATTTCGCAGGCGCCGCCTTGACATGCCGCGGCACCCATTGTATCTATATCTGTAAAACGTTTTTCACTTAGTTGAGTAACAAAATCTACTGGAGAAAAGTTTTGTTGAATCTTAGACCATTTATGAAGATTAAATACATCCTTTAAACAATATTCAGCTTCTTTCGTATCACCCATAAAATAGTTGTCTGCAAACTTTTTAAACCTACGGATCCATTCGGCTCGAATATCAGAAACTTCTCCTCTCCATTCTTCTGGCATTTGTGCTACTGAACAAGCTTCCCATAAATCTCTGAATCCTTGCTTACGAGTATCAACAATAAGGCCAGATGCAAAAAGAGCAGCTTTACCATATTTCTTTACAATCTTTTCTTCAGACATTACTTCAGTCATTGGGGCTTGAGCAAAGTCTTTATCACCAGACCCAGCCAAGAAACTAATACCAGCAAAACTATGGCGGTTGTCATATACATAATCCTCTACTTGAGACCACATATGTGGCATTACTGTAACTGTATTTGATACGTTATGACGAACACGAGGATCAGCACATAACTCTTCATTAGTACCTGCTTCTACCCAGTTTTGTTGAACCTTTTTAACTTTTTCTAAAAGATCTACGCCATAAAGCTCTTCACGATAAATTGAATCTTCTGGTGATATAATTGGGAAAGCAATACAATAATCAGTATTGTTTGAAGACCATACTGATTCTTCAACCATGTAAGGATTTGCCTTCGAGATGAGTTGCGCTACTTCTGATTCTTTGTTCAACTGAATGTGTCTTAGGTACATTGGAGCGTGCTCTGCGTGAATGCCAGAGGCCGTCTGGAGTAGAACTGAGGCGTTACCAGATGGCTTAACGCAAGTAGTACGAGCTGCTGGATTAATACCAATTAGTTCTGCTACTTCTTTATTTACTGCCTTTACGATTTCCGCGCCTTGATGCTGAATATTGCTATCAAGCAATACACCAGGATTATTCATCCAACCAGTAATTGATACGCCTAAGAGCGCTTCGCGTTCAAAGATTGCTTTAGATGTTTCACTAAGATATTTGAAGTCTGTGTATCCAGCTTGGAGAGTTCCCATGATTGCTCCTGCTCGACAGGCTTTGAAGAACTCTTCTTTTGTTGTACACTTACCACCATTGATCTCTGTGAGGTTGCATCCTTGCCATCCGGATTGTCCATCAAGCTGCGGATACATTCCGATCTCCACGCAAGGATTTGTGGTGAAGTCTTTATCTTCGACGAAGTAGAAACCAGGTTCACCGAACTCTTTGATCGAGCCCATAATCTTTTTAAATTCTTCTTTTGTGATCTCATCTCTAACAATAACTGCACTATTGTTAGAACGGCCACGCTGAGGATTATCAGTAAACCAATTACCAGTTTTAGCATTAATCATCTCCTCATCATCTGGGCTGAATAAACAAATTGTTGCGGATCGACGAACGCCACCTGCCAACACTGCATCCGCAGCATGCATAGCAATATCATATACTTCAATTGGTTTTAGTCTATTACGTCCAGATAGTACAACACCCTGAATCATATGTTCAATTTTATCTAAGGCCTTACGTAGTGGCTCTGGTCCTGGTGCTTTAAATCCACCAGAAATCTTAGCGCCTTTTGGACGAATGTTTTGCAAATCAAAATAAACTTTACGACCTTCAAACTCTGGGTGAGTACCACCACCAACAAAGTATGATGACATTAAAACTGATAGCGAATCTGCCCAACCTTCAATTGAGTCCTCAATCACGTAGCCCTTTGCCTGTTTCTTTCTCTCCGCGACATCAGGCAACTTAGCAACGTGATGATTCTGCACTGAGAAGCCGGCGCCAGCCCCACAGAGAAGGATATAAAATAGCTCGCCAAAGAATGCTGGACGATCTGCATATGATGAAGTACAATTGTACATTCTCATCTGATGTTTTTTCAGTTGTTCACCGCCGAATTGCAATGCACGTTGAGCCCCTAGAGCATATTGTAGTTTATATAGTGATTCTGCTTCGTCAATAAGTAAAGATAATTCAGGAGACATTTTGTCTTTGTAAGTTTCTCGGTGCATATTCATTACACGAGTTACTGCTTCTTCCCATGTTTCATATCGGTCTTTTTCATCATTCCATCTACTATATCCTTCATAAAACTTTGTTTGTGACATTAGGTGTCTTGTATTTACGTCTGAATTTGATGGAACAACTTTTAGCATGGAGAGAACCTCTTTAAATGTGTAAAAAATAACATGCACAAAATTTGTTTGCGCATATTAGTAGCATTATTTTCTGGTAGTATTATATATTTGATTTCCAATTTTGAACATCGGTAAAATTGAATTTTTTTACTGCTATATCCCTTTTTTCTTTAGTATCATAGATGAAAGCAAAAGTTATCCGATGGTCTATTGCTATAGCTCGATGCCAAGAAGAATCTCTATTAAATTCATTAATTTTTATAGACCATCCTTTAGTATCATATATTCTTTTTTGTCTTGATTCAAAATAACTTTTATCAGAAGCACTATATGTTAGTATTAAATTATGAGCAACACAATCATCATTTGTATGCCAGCCAAGATAGCCTCCAGGTGGATAGTATACTGCTAACGCAGTCCCTGTTGCATTTGTTATTGATGCTACTTGTTGACACCAATCAAAAATAAATGGCTCAAAATAAATCATTGATGAGCAAAAATTTGGAGATACTACTCTTGGCGTATCAAAAGAAAACTTATCATCTTCTTCTAAAGAGCCTTCTTTGTCAATATGAAGTTTTTCATAGATTTTATTACTAAAAAAATAATCACTCAGCTCATTTAGCATGTTTACATCTTAAAAATATGTGTTATAATAAATCTACTGATTTTCTGAAGTGGATGGAGTAGGCTCAGTAGGAGTTAAAGCTTCTTCATAATATCCAATGATTGCTTGCTGATCTTTTACATAGCGCCGCAATTCTGCAATACCAAGTGCAAGATTTTCATAACCTTTTGGTGTAATAGCAAAGACAACTACATTACCAGTTTTTGAATTAATTTCTTGAATTTTTTCTTCAAGGTTTTCTTCTGTTATGACATACCAATCAACTGGAGGAAACTCTACAGCTTTAGGTCGTTCTTGAATAGGAATATTTTGTTCCTGGTATTCAGTTGTTACTACTACTTCCGGCTCCGGCGTCCTCACCCCGCACGCTGTCAGTAGAAGCGGGCTCATCGCTAGGAGGAGTAGTTTCATCTTGGATCCGCCCAATAAGTTTGTTAACGGCGTTGTTAACTCTGTCTTCAAGTCCTTGTGCATTTGTTAATGCCTCCATAGTCAAATCAATTTTAGCAAATACACCTCTTAATTTGTCTAGGTGTTCTTGCGATTGTTGCAATCTTTTAGTCAAGTTACGATTTAGTTCTTCATTCTTTTTAGCATCAGCTGCCATTTTTTCTACAGTGTTTTGTAGTGTCTCTGCAGCTGTCTTTAACTTTACATTATTTTCACGTAAAGTTCCAATTGTTTCTTGAGACCACATATAATAAGAATATCCAGCATATCCAACTCCGCTGAATAAACTTACTAAAAGTAGCATCAAATATAATTTAGCCATTTTTATCGTCCATATACTTTCTGAACCTTTTTAGTAAAACAGTTTTACCTTTTTTATGCCGGCGATCAACTACAACCTTTGGATTAAATTTAGCTGTTGGTGGTAAAGAAACTGAAGCGTTTCCAATAGAAGTTGCCGGTGATTCTTCTTTAATTTTTGTCATGCTAACAACTCGTCTACTGTTACATAAATATTTTGGTTTGTGCTTTTGTGTTTTACTTCATAAATATTTAATCCAAAAATGGTTCCAATTGGATATGCATCTTCACCTACTATAATCCAATCTTTTTCTCTGACAATATCATCTAGGGTATTGGATAAAACTTTAGCATGTTTAATTTTATAACGTCCTGGAGACAGTTGATTGTTTTCAAGCAAAAACCATTTAGATCCTTCGGTCATAAAATCAATTGTATTTATACCTGATTTTTTTAAACCATGCTCTATCTGAGTTTCACTTACACCAAATTTTTCTTTAAGTAAATATAAAGCTGCTGCATAAGATGCAATTTTAGTATCCCCACCAGGAGCTTTAGAAAGTAATTTTTTTATATTAAAGACTAGTCTGTGGAATGGAGTATAGTAATCTCTATAATTATCTCTATTCTCCATGTCGTTTAGATTGAAAGATTTTAGTCTTTTACCATCTTTATCAATGATGCCTAATTTAAAAGCTTCGGTATCTTCAAAATTAGTTGTAAGAAGCCTTAAAAATCTAAACGTATAGACTAAGTCACCAGCTCTTTTAATTATTCCCATCAAATTTTCCTTAAAGCGCTTACTACATATTGATCCATAGATACATCGACATATTCATTATTTTTAATATAATTTAGATATAATAAAAATGGTTTTACTATTGGCCAATGCTCATTATCTAATTTTAAATTCAATATTTTCTTTGCAGCTTCAACACCAAAAACATTAAACACTACGATCAAATGATTCAATAAAAGTCTTTCAGATAATTTATCAGATTCTATATATCTATTACACAGTCTTTTAATATATTTAAATCTTTTTAAATCTTCTTCAAACGATTCAGCATCAATATACTTAGGATTATAATAATTCTTGGCTGCATATAAGAAAAGATTTTCTTCTGTCAGCTCAAATTTCATTCATTTAAGTCTCTAAATGCGCTCTCAAATCTTCAATCATTGTTTTTTTATTCTTACGACGATCTAGTTCGACACCGTGTTCTCTACCATATTCTTCTAATTCATTTTTTGTCATGCTTTCTAATTCATCAATTATACCATCTTCATTTAAATCAGAAATAACATCATTTTCATCTACAATAATTGGTTCAACAACTGGTTCTGGAGCAGGCTCAACATGTTCTTCAACTCGTATTCCATACCATTCATCAATTGCTTTTTGAGAAATTTTTTGACTTTTAAGTAGCTCACCAGTACGTTCATGAGCCCATCCACGCAGAGTTGGAACTGCACCTTTTGGACCTTTAATCATTATCTTAACCTTTCGTTGTATCTACTGGCGCTTGCATTTTATCACCAGCTTTATTATCTCCATTTCTTCCAGGAGCCTTTTTAGTTACACGACCTGCTTTGGAAACATCATCATGTGATTGATCTTCCATTCCACGTTTGTCATCTACCTTATGCATTGCCTTAAAATCTTTTTCACCCTTTGAAGCTTTAGAGTCGATTGCTTCTGGTGGCGTAGCACCTTTCATATGCGCATCACGAGCTTCTTTGATACGTGCATAAATTGGCCATTCATTTGTTTCTTCTGTTGCTGCAACACGAGCTTTACCGGTTAGTTTACGAACAGCATCTGACGTACCCATACGACGGCGAACGAGTTTAGCAATACCTCTTTGGCGTTGCTTTTCATAACCTTTTTTAACATCAGGAGATGCACCCATTTGACCCATGCTCCCTGTAGCAATTTGATCGCCTGCGTGTGCTGTATCTATTTGAGCTTTTTTGATATAACGACCTGCTAGATCTTTTGAAATCTCGTCGATTTGCTCTACTGATTCACGTTTATCCATGTAGGCTTTTGTCTTACGAGCTTTTGCCATTTGCTTTTTAGCATAATCCATTGAACCCTGATGAGCCGCTGATTGTGCTTGAGATTTGCGAGCTGCATAAGTACGAGTTGCTTTATCCATAGAGATCTCGTCGATTTGCTCTGCTTCTTCATTTTTACCTTTATAGGCTAAACGCTTAGCAGCCATGTCTGAGCCTTTTCCACGCTTGCGGAATGTTGCTCTGGCGTCATCATATGCTTTTTTCTTTTCAGGCTTTCTCGCTTTTTCAGTATCGATCATGGTATTCATGGCTTTTCGCTGAGCATCGTATGATTTAGTATAATAACGCTGAGCCAGATCTTTTGAAATCTCGTCGATTGCATCTCTACTCGTCACGCCTTCACTAAGTTTGGCTTCAGTAGCCATTTCTGTATCTGTTTTTTTCTTTGTTTTCATTTTAGGATTGATTTCTACTTCTTCATCTTCTCCAACTTTTTTCTTTTTGGAGCGCAGGTGTTCAAAATCTCCAGCATCAATTTTTCCATTTTTATTATGGTCAATTTTATGTTGATTACCAGTTAGTTTTTCTTGGACCTGTTGCCAAGCCCTCGCGATGTTTTTAATATCTTCTGTTTTCATTTTTGTTTCCTTACATCCATAATTGGGCTGCGATAGATCCTGAAATAGCTATTAATCCTATCCAGAATAATTTGTTTATTGTGTGTACCGTACGACAGTTATCTTCAACTTTTTTTTCTATTATGTCAAGTTTTTCTGAAAACTTGTTCATACGTTCCCATGATCGTTCACGATACTCATTATAAGCATCCATCTTCTCTTCAAAGCGAGCAATAGAGACTATTACATCACCAAGCTTGTCGAGCTTTTCTTCGATACGATCCAGTCGATTATTTGTAGTCTCTGCCATTATTTTCTCTTTAAGTTTAATCTTATTTATAATTATTTATTAGTTAAGATAATATCGAAAAAGTTCATTTATTTTTTCACTAGTATAAGATCAAAAGATGCACTAATTGAAGTACCAGTTGAAGCAATACCCCTTACTTCAATATCAGTTTTTGTCGGGATTTTCAATGGTATACCATAATTTCTTGTGTGATAACCTCCAGGCACATCCATAATATCTCTTGTTCTAAAACTCAGATATCCAGTATCAAATACTCGAGTATACAACGAAACCGTAGCGCTATTGTTATAAGCTCCTATACCAACATTCCAAGTTGTTAAGTATCCAGTACAATGTGCTGGAATTGTATATAAAGCAAGTTGTGTCTGCCCTAATCCAAAAGTTGTTCCAGTTCCTATGGTGCCAATATCTGCTAATACTGTTCCGCTTCCACCAGCTCCTGTTGTAATTAACACATTACCGACATTTGTTCCAACAGATCCTGACTCGGCAACAAAAGCTCGGAACACTCTTAAAAATTCTACTGTT